GTACTAAATATTTCATTATTAGTTTCCTCCATTTATTCAGTTACCATTAAATACATTAAATACTGTAAATATAATTCGGCACTATATTTATAATAACTTTCACTATATGCTATGATTATATTATCTAGATCATATTTTTCGCTTATGTCGTCAGAATAACACATCTTTCTTGGTCTAATATATCGTATCCAGTCATCATGATCGACAATAGCATCGACTAAATATTGATTCATTCGCTATCCTCATCTATTCCTAAATATATATAATAATGATAATATACGCGGGCACTAAATTTAATTCTTCTATTCCTATATATAATATAATCACCTAATATATAATTTTTATTAACATTAATATCTAAACGATACTGCCCGTAATTTGTTCGATTGTAATTAAATACAGATTTTTTAATTATATGCTTAACCAATAATTCGTTCATTCGCTATGCTCATTAACTCGTTTCGCTCATTCACTTAAATACAATAAATAATCATAATATATAAAAGCATCGATCTTCATATTACTATCTTCATATACAATATAATCATGAAGGATTGTGGCCAGCATATTATTTCTGTATAATTTATATCCAGAAGTCGATTGTTTGATAAGCCAAGCTGTATCCATAATTTTCTCTAAAAATAAACTTTTCTTCATACTATTCCTTAACATTAATTACATTATTAATTCCTAAATATTAAAAAAGGACTACAAGAGATTTCGGTGCGGAGCACAGACTTAAAGATACAAATATAATAGCCTAATTAATGTGCATATTATAATAAAACATAAAATTAAATATACAATTTTTAATCGACTATTATAATAATGCTCTTTAAATAGTTTATTGCCTAATTTATATAGTAAAAACATAATTACTGCCGATATTATTAATATCATATTTTCCTCCGACAAAATACAATACATATAAAAAATCCATATACGGATCTATAGACGACTTGATATAAAATAATATATACATATACAATATTAAATGCGGCTATTAACTAAATATATGTAAAATAACATATACAAAATCGCCCGCATCTTTCCATTTAATAGTTTCTCTTTATTATATATCTTACTATTATATAATAACATAATACATATATAATAATACTAACTACTCTTAATACATATAATATAACAATAAACTATATATATGACTAAATACAGCTATTAAATACTAATAAAGTCGCTATAACAGATTAATGATATATATAGCAATACGCTACGCTAATTAAATATATTATATGGCCAAATACATCGGACCAAATACATTTAATATGAAAATAGGCTATTTTTAATTACTTAAGACAGTAATTAAATATTGTTAGAAAACACAACTTGAAAGTGTTTCTACCTTAAAATCACAAACTTAAAAGTTGTGAAAAACATTAGTTTTTGACTATTTAAAGCGGATTTTAAAGTGTTGCGGACTCCCCCCACCCCCCAAGGGAGCTACCTATATAAGTAATCAGTATATATAGGTAAAATGTATATAGTCTAAACCAACATTGTCATTAAAATAAGCTACTGTTGGCGCTCGTGAGGAGACGGCGGACTATTTAAAAAAATAATCCTTTATTATTATATATATAGTATATATAAGAGATAAATAAGAACTGTTAAGGGAGCAATTTTTATATACCTCGTTCCTAACCCTAAATAATTTTAAAATCTAAAATTATTAAAAACCCGCGTCACTACTACGCTTACGACGTTTCATTTAAGATTTTCGGAGTAAGCTATGGTAGGCGAACGCTTTTGAAAAAAGCTCGTATTCATAAATATACACATTCTGTATATTATATTTTAATGTTTCCTATATATACTGCAAGCAACACCAAAATTAAAAAAAGCCAGATATTATCTGACTTTAATTTTTTGTATTTTTTTAACTTAAAAATACCCGTACTTTCAATTATACATTAATTCTGTATATTTAATTATTTTTACAAAATTAATTAACTATATACCTAATATGAGTAATATACCGGTGTAACTACGTTACACCGCTCCTGAAATTTACATATATAAAACAGTCTTAGATATAAAAATCTAAGGCTGTTTTTTTATTGCTTATTATATATATAATAGAATTAAATAAAAAATATTTTTTTATTTTTGAATAACGACGTATCTAAACAGGGTAATATACCGGTGAACGCAGTTCACCGCTTTGAACATTAAAAAAATAATTATATAAAAACGGCCCTTCGGGGTCTTTTTTATTTTCTGAAATTATTTTTAATATTTTGAATAACTTATATTCAAACTAGAGTAATATACCGATGAACGTAGTTCATCGCTTTTGAAATATATATAACGGCCCCGAAATTAATTCGGGGTCTTTTTGTTTATATATAATATATATATAAAGAATACTAACAAAATGTTGTCCCATTTTATAAATGCTCCAAACTCTTACTTACGTAATCTGCTGTGAAGATAAACAACTCGCAGAGGATCGTACACGACGAACCATTAACGTTATTATATTAAAAATCTAATAACTATTATTGGGGCCCGTTCCCAATTTCGTCTACTATCCATTCTTAACAGTAATGGCTCTTCGTTATTATTATATATAATATTATATATAAAATAACTCGACTAAAATAAACGCAAGGGACTTTTAAATACCTTAGCTAGTAAATGAAAGAGTAAGATAACGGCGGATCCCAAACAAAAACCACCTACTTATTAGACGCTTACTAACTTCTAATACTTTGGTATAATTCGTATTAAATATTATATAATTACGCTTATATACATCTCGCTATATATAATACTAATACGAACCGTAAACGGCTTCGTTACGATATATAAAAATTGATTGCGTGCCACACTCCACAAGCTTCGCTCGCACACATCGGTATATATTTTCTTGATATATACTGATAGACACACAAACGCATTAGATATATTGTTACGAATTCTAAAGAATACTATTTCTCTTCGCAAGCTACATCGATAACACTATTCTTTAAACGAATTCTGCATTCAGTTCGCTAAAGCTCACAACAAACCAATACGATCTCTACCATACTATACTATCGTATTGGCTAATAAATATAAATAGCTAAATAGTTCGCGGCGCTCACTATTCTTCACATTAATAGCTCTCATTTATATTATATCTAATATAAGATTTAAATCTATAATAACATTTCACTGACATTCAATATTATTATAAGATATCCCACCCTAAAAGTTTTTAATAAGCTATATATATTATATATAGAAAAACATTAACTAAAAACATATTATATATAAACCATAATATCCTAGCCGGCTATTATTATATATACTAGTCTCTCTTTTAACAAAATACCGATGGCAGAAAATACTTAATATATACTAACGTATATATATAATACCATCACTCACTACGTTCGTTCCTAATATATATATGATACAGATATCCCTGGGCGGAAAATTCTTAAAATTCTCCAGCCTTCAGCTTCTAAATTTTCCAAGCCGAATTTTCCTTCTTACTGTAAATAAGGATCTCCAGAATTTATTATATACTACTATAGTATAATACGATATACTATATCACGATATACTAAATACTTATAATCCTTATTGCCTACCTAGCTCCTATAAGACTATATATATACGCTTGCTACCGCTCGCTGACATATTATATATAAATACTATGCTCGCTCCGCTCCCTGACGGTCGCCTCGCTCGCCCTATATATAATATATAACATATACTCTTATATTAGTCGCTTACGCTAGGACACTACAACTCACTCGTCGCTTACGCTCCTCGTTCATCGGGAATACACTATATACTACATTCACTACGTTCATTACTCCGCTCGCTTCGCTCGCTGCGTTAACACTATTATGATACATATATATAAATAACTAATTACTCTCTTGAGAAGAGAGATAACAGAGAATCTATACATATAAAATACTAATAACACAACTACTCTCTTAAGAAGAGAGATAGCAGAGAACTACTACTAATAAATAATACAATACTTACTTTCTTAAGAAGAAAGTAAATAAAGAACATATACGGCTCGCTTCGCTCGCCTTAGACTATACTAAATAAATACAAAACTACTCTCTTAGAAGAGAGATAGCAGAGAATACATATATACGCCCTCGCTTCGCTCGGGCTCATACTATATAAAATAATATACAGTCGCTCGCTGGCGCTCGCTTATATAATATATATTGGCGATCGCAAACGTAATCGTTCCGATAAAAAAAAGCAGTCACTAAAAAAATTAGCCCCTGCCAAAAATGTCCAAAAAAATGGACTTTCGCTAAAGCTGACACCCGAATTACGCCATACGTACCCAGGCAGTATGCTTTTCGCGAATTATAAAAAAATATACATTTAGCTAACGCTGTAACGACAGTATCACCTAAATGCATATTTTCAACATAAGAAAAAATAAAGGTTTAGCCTAGGAGAGCAAACCCTGCCCCTCTAGACTAAACCCTATTCCGATGTCTGCATTTGAGATTATAAGCGTCAGACATCGACCGCTTATAAACCTTAGATGTTCATATCTTATTAGCCCGACCAAGAACATCTTTTAAGGGTCGGAATAAGGTTGTCGTCCCACTCGCTCTCGACAACTAGAGCTATATGCTATTAATATTTAATGACGATAATAGCAATCGTCGGTAAAATTATTAAGCTTCTGTACCTGCAGTATTTTCAACTGTAGGAGTTTCATCTTTAATAATTTCAATGCCTTCAGCACTGTTATCACCAGTACTACCAAAGGATTTCTTAAGCTCGCGTAGTTCATCACTAACGCCAGCTTCTTTCCAGGTTAATTTGGCTTCATTAACTACGACGGCAGTTGCCCCCATAGCTAGTTCGGCTGTCTTCTTAACAGCGCCAAATAAACCTTTGGCAGATAGACTTACAGCCCCAATACCGACGTCCTTTGCCGTATTGGTTTGTCTGCCGATAAATTTGGTAGCGGTTTTAGCCCAACCGCTAACCATGGTATTACGCTTAACGCGACTAAACGCGTCGGTAATATCCTTGAGGTGTTCATCTTCCACCTCGACCTTAATGCCACCGTCAATTTCTTCGATGGTGCCATTATATTCAACCTGAATTTTCTCGCTCATATAAGCGATAACTTCAGGGTTTCCATGTTTTAAGTTAAAGGTAGCCATTTGCTCCTCCTTTATCAATAAAAATAAAGGGGGCTAATGCCCCCTAGATTAGATGAGGTCCTCAGCGGAAACCTCTGTTGCTTTAATCTCACGAATGAGATTTAAAGTGGCATTAATACAGCCCATGCGATGTTTCGCATTAGGCGTATTTTTTGGTCTGAGAGCTTTAAGCTCATCGTTGACCTTAGTCACTTCGTAGGCATAAGAGCTTTGTACTCCATATGCCAACTTAATGCCGTCTTCGGATACACCGCGGTCAAACTTGACCACGTCGCCAGCTTGGAGTTCTACTCCTTCTGGCACCTCAAGAGCATAGGAGTGCTCTTGGCTCAAACGGGAGATACGAAGACGCACACCTTGGCTTTGACAATCTTTGATTGCCATTGCCAAACGCTTGAACTGCTCGCGGTCTTCCGCGGAGTCTGCGTCCTTCATTACGTGGTCGGCTACTTTAGCCGGCGTCAAGCCGTCTTTAATAGCCTTCATGATGCTATAACAGCGGATTGCGACAGCATCAGATGTCACCACTTCACCAGTGAACTGTCCGTAATTAACGGACTTATTGGCAAAGAGTTCTAAGATTTGGGCTACGGCATTACAACCTTGACCAACATAAGATTGACCTGCTGTTTCAATTCTAACAGGTTTGGTGTCACGGACACCATTTACTCCTGCTACGACAGCAGACATCATTTGTGCCCAACCGTTAGAGTTGGAACCAAACAAATAACATACAACGTTTGCAAATTTAGACATAATATATGTCTCCTTTCTTTGAAAGTACCCTGACTGAACTTCTCAAGGCGAAAATAAAATCTCCTCTTGCATCAACACACATGCAAGAGATATCAAGGCTAGATAAATCAATGCTCATCTAGCCCTCATATCTCCAGCAGACCTAACTACTGGAGAAGAGGAGAAAAGTATGAAAGGAACCTCCACACAGAAGGTCCCCGAAGAAGATTTCGCCCCGGAGGGTGTCCTCTCCCGTAAGGTATAAAACCTTATATCAACTACCGTAGATGCATATATTGAGGTTGTTATGTATATGTGTCTAATAAAGGGAGGTATTATGAGTACACTGCACCTACGGTAGCTTATATAAAGCTTTATATGAAAATAAATATGACCCTAGCTATTAATAGAGGGTCACAGGAGATTTCGCCCCGGAGGGGGAACTTCAGAAGTTAACCCTCGGGCGAAACATTGTAAAGCTTTATCGCTTATTCAACTTATGTTGATAATAAGCAATTTTAATGCTGGAGCCGATAGCCCAGCCAACAAGAAACCAGAAAATTCTGAACGTAGTAGGTTGTTCAGAATAAAATTTTTCTAACCAGTTGATGAATTCGCGTTTTAACATGATGTATACCTCCTCATGTTTATAAAAAAATATTAAATGCAAATTTAAAGTAAGGTGCCGGCAATCTCTTACCAGCACCTCTTTGTTAGTCAGCCATTGCACAGGAACGATATCCTAATACTGTACGACTGATAAACTCATATCCTTGATGCTCTTTTAAAACACCAAAGATACTGTCTGCACTATGTACAGAAATAAACTCCCCAGCTGGGGATAATAATGTGTAATTATACAAAGCTTCTACGAACATGATTTTCTCCTCCTACGTAGAATAACAAAATATGAGGACAGATTGCCTCACAGAAAATTTCGGCACGGAGTGCCAGAGAACTTCAACAGGAGTACCATGCCGTAAATGTCGACATAGTATCCCGTAGAAGGTTTAGCCCCGGCGGGGGGCTAATCTCCAGCTATGATTGCTAGAGTACTAGGAGATAATTTGTTATATCTCCCTTCATCTAGCAAATATACTGGACGACGTTCATAGGACACCGGCTCATCTTCGGAGCCTATATTTTTCCATGAACGAATTTGAACTGCTACGACACCTTCTTCAAGTGCCGTTACGTTTTCTGCAACGACACAATCCTTGAAGAAAGTTTTTAACACATATTCTAGTGCATGGTAGCAGTCAGCACTAGAAAATTCTGTTTTAGGCATAGCTTCGCCGAACAATATGAATTTCATATGACCTCCTTTCGGCAGTAGTGGCGAATATCTTCGCCCTCATACCGGAAACTAAAAACATCTTTAAAATTACCGTAGCGGTCATATTTTTTAGCCACGGCGATTAATTCTTCTAAGGATGAGCTCAAATAGCACCGCTCCTCCTTAAAAGGAAAATCACCTTTCACGTGGTAGAAATATAATATTTCTCCCACACTAAAAGGTTTTTTGTTTACCCAGCATAGTTTCGGGCGGTATGCCCTTTTCTTATTAGCTGGGATTATAATCCGCCATACCCAGGAGTCGCATCTACCCCCGTGGCGTAATTCAATATTTTTAAGAGGCATGATAATCACGCCTCTCTCACCAATACGCCATTAAAGACGTGTCCATTTTTGAAGTGGATATACGTAACACCTTCCACTTCAAAACCTGGAGCAAAGCCTTCGTCATCGAAGTCTAAGACGATAGGTCTTGCACCATTAATGTCGATACCGACAGAAGCATAAGCTTCAGCGATTTCGAATGTGCGTAGCCATGGTTTTTGTGGATTAATCTCCACTGTACCAAGCTTTAAAAAACCTTCGGCATAACAGCCGAAAATAACTAGTTGTTCCATAGCGATACCTCCCGTAAAGAACAAATAAAATACAGAGGGCGAAATACCCTCATAAAACATTTCGCCCCGGCGGGGGCGACTACAAAAACACACTAGTAAACGACCACCGCCTGATCGCATACCACACAAGAAAAAAATATATTTCGATAGTAAGACCCGAAGGGACACTGCCGAAATATATATAGAGGCGACAGGTGAGTATTTGCTGACCAGAGACGAAGTGACGCGGGCCCAGAGCCCAACGTCGCAAGCGTCGGAAGGCAAATACGGTACCGCCCACATAACACTCACGTTATAATATAAAAAAACGTGATTTCGTGAGTGCCGAAACAATGTGGGCGGGCACCTGTCGCCGGACGATATTTATAAAAAAAATATAAATATCATAATTATGCCATCAATATTCTATTAATAGTATAATTACAATATTTATAACAAACAAAAAATAAAGCTTTAGCCATAGATATATAATAATACCCATGACTAAAGCTTTAACTATTAGCTATTCCGAACAAGGCCTAGGCAACCTACAGGTTGTCCTTCCTTATTACGAATTAATTGACCTGGAGAAAGTAAGTCCTTTCTCTCAGGTAGTGCTTGACGCACCATTGCGGAGACTACATAGTAGACTCCTTCCTTAAACTCTGGGAGGCCAGTAACCTCCCCATAAACTACTTCGTAGATATCGATACCTTCAACGGTATCAACCTTTCTACTTTCACAGGAGACCCGAATAGGTTCTCCTACATATTGTTCTAATACCATGTCCGGAGTATTCACTCCGATAGTATTAAAAATTGTAACTTCGTGTTCAGTACGGTTTAACATGAGTATATACCTCCATATAAAAAATAAAGAGAGCTCCATATAGGGGAGCTCTCTAAAAAAACCAGATTATTTCTTGTAAAGGTTCATCGCCTTTACAAGATTTCTTCTTCGGGACATATTGTCCCAAAGATAGTTTGCATATGGGATATCTTCTTCAGACACCCAAGATGCGTGTTTGACAACATCTTTTTTCTTGTCTATAAGAGAATAGACAAGAAAAGTTTCTTGTGGGTCGCCATCTTGGTCAACTCCTTTGATGCTATCTAAATAAATTCGACGAATGTCGAATTTATATTTTAGAGGAGTTTTCTTCCCTCCTCTATGGACTTCTTTAAAGAAGTCCTTTAAACTCATTGAGCAGCGGTAATTTTCCCGCAAGTGCTCATTGAAGAGCACGCTCATCTTAAACATATGCTCAACGGAGTCTTTGCGACTCCAATCTGTTGTGATAATATTAAGCATACAATCCTCCTGCCGGTATTTTAAAGTGGAAACGGTCGCCACTAATCATTAATAGATAATTTATATACCGCCAGAAGTACAAATATACTCCTGACGGTCCCCCCGGTCGTGTATAATAAGCCACGCCGGAAGACTTTTGTAGTCCCGCCGATTCTACTCCCTATTACTGCCACTAAGGACAAAGTTAGGACGATATCGGCGGGTCTACCGCTAGCTGAAAGATAACATTATATGTGAACGGTTGTGACCTCGAACTCACGCCATGACCTAACATGGACCGCTCACATTTAACAGTATTAAAATTCGGGAAGCTCCTTTAACGTCCGGCTTCCCCCAAGGACGACCACTCAGCGTTTATTTAACGTCTCCGTGGTCCAAGACGATGTTTTCCTCTAATACCGCGACTGCCCGGCTCCAGCTTTCGCCCAAGCCCCTGACCCAACAGGGGACGCCGTTCAGCAATGGTATTACAATGAGGGGAATACCCCTCAAAGAAGATTTCGGAGCGGAGCGACAGACACATCTATCGCAGAACGCCCGATATCTTCACTAAAGACAGTTACGCATATATATACATAACTGCCTCGTAAATGATTTCGGGACGGAGTCCAGAAACCAACAAGAGACTTATATAGGACTTGCCCCGCAGGGGACCCTCCGTCAGGAGGCCCCCGGCAGGGAAAATCCCTTATAAATCTCATATATAATTTCGATACGGAGCACATCTATCGTTAAAACGACTAATGCACCCCATATACACTTATAAATGATTCCGGGCCCTAGTTCTATCTAATATCTTCTGATAAAGGATAGAGCGGAGGACCCGGAGGGTAAATTAATCTAATACTGTAAGCATTAACGCTACAGATTTAATTTCCTTACCCTTTTTCTCGAATTCATTAAAGCACATATTATCAATATGTACTTTAACATTAACACTACCGTAAGAATCAATAATCATCTTACGAATATCGCTGTGAAGGTCTACTGCACATAATTGTGCATATCCGTCTCCTTTTAAAGACTTAACATAAATGCCGTCAGATGGTGCATTTCCATCTAAACCACGGCAATTACGTTCTTTTTTATTCTTCGCTACAGAACCTTCCATAAGAAAGAATTCTTCATAGCGAAGAATTTCACCATCTTCGTTTTCATTGCGGAAGCCTTGAGCTACTGCAATATTCTTAGCAGCATTTGCAAAGTCTTTAGACTTCATTAATAGCTGCTTCTTAGGATGGTCAAGTTCCATACCATCGAGTGGTGTCACTATAATATATAGTGACCCGTTTTCTCTGACGAATAGTTCATAGGACCCGTTTACTGTAGGGTCACAGAAGAGATATTCGTCAGAAGAAAGGCCTTTGTTGAAGAAGACATATTCGCCTTCTTCGTCATTAAGGCCTGTAGCAGGATGATATACATCTGCTGCTCCTTTGAATCTTGGAGTCACTTCAACAACTCGCAAGGACTCTAATTGTTTCTCTTCAGAAGCATGATCCCATGCATAATGCACTAGATCCTTTTTAAGACAAACAGACCCATAAATAAAACCTTGTTTACGAGCTTCTTCGTAAACATTAGTTTTATCTGGATTAATATCCATGCCCCAGATAAGCATGTTGCGAACATAATTCGTAATTTTGCTCATAGGAGAGCTCATTAGCTCTCCCTTGATATTCTCATTTGAAGACTTGCGAATGTCTTCAATGAGTTCGTTAATGTAACCAGTAATGCCTTTAGCAGTACTAGTCTCTTTCTTTAAATTGATGCCGTAAGCATCTACAGTAGCTTTAAGTTGTTCAAGAGCTACTTGTGCAACTTCATTCTGGATTTGATAAAGACCAGAGTCAATACCTAAACTTTTAATTTGTTGTTGTTTGTTGTTTTGAATTTTCATTTTATTTTTCTCCTCTCAAAAATTCACGTCCAACTTTAACAGCATCACTTAAATTAAGTATGCCATTTTCGATATCCAATTCTATGCAAGCATATTGCTTACGACGCATAGAATGGATACCTTTAAGCATATTATCAATTGGATCAAAAGCTGTACCAGGGCCAGCCTTTGCCATATCTATAATATGACCAATAATACTTGGTGCGATAATTAAAATATCGACCAAGAAATTTAATATGGATTTATCATCCATATTAGATGCTATGAAGTTTTCATACATGGCCTTCACAACATCTGTACAGCATTCATCTTCATGAATGTCTGTATTTGCTTCGAAATGGCGTTCATATGCTGCTTTAGACACATCAACAACCAGATCTAAATTTTTGCGAATAATATCGCAAGATTTATGGAACACGATTGTTCCTCGTGTTCCAACGATTTCGAGAACGAGGGAAGACTTATTAACGTACTTCCCGACGTTCATGTCAGTCAAGCCTGACACGAACACGTTCTCAATAAACTCAGCATAACTTGCTGCTTCAAGCAAACCTTGAGTAGCCGTTTCAGACTTGATCCCGACCATATAATGGACTTTGCCATCATATAGATCTGCATCTGTACCAACAAGCCATAAGTGCTTGTCGGTATCATGGTCCGACCCACCTTGACTCATTTTGAAGAATTCAGAGCCTGTGCAAATGAATCCAGAAATTGGAATCATTTTAAGCTCATCTAGAGCAGCGTCGACCAATCCTTTAGCAAGTTCCTCAATGTTTTGTTTTACGCCTTTAGATGCTAAATGTTCCATAGCGTCCTTTACGTATTCGTTATATCTACTATTAAGTAGATTAACGAAATATTGTGCTGGATATATCACAGCATTATAAGACTCCCCTGCATGAGGGAATCTGATACCTTCGGTCTTAATACCTAGGCCAAGGTTGAGACAGAGATCAAGAAGTTCTCTGTCAGATTTTGCGTCGACAAGTTCTGCTTTAATTTCAGCAGAAACTTCATTGCCGACAGCATCGATTGCTCGATATCCGCATTTCTTTAAAATGCGAAGAAATTTAGTATTAGATACACCAATTTGATGCTCCTCTACTAATTTCTTATCAGAGAATTTCAATACTGGGTCTACCTCAGCGGTAGCCATAAAGCTACCGCATTTAGAATCCCACTTAGAATTCTCGATCATTTTATTGATAGCCTCCACTATATTTTTAGTGAAAGATATGCCAATTTGTGCATCTTCTTTTAAAAGTTCTGGCATTAATGCTACGGCTCTATCAACTTCAGAGCCATGATAATTACCGCAAAAATGGTTTTTGATCTTTGCAGTAATTTCTTTCTTAGCTACTTGAGCGATATACGCTCTATTTAATTTTTTATTCATGCTTATTTTCTCCTCTCATGAATAATACTAAAATACTACACAACATATTGACAGTGCTGTGTAGAAATTCTTCCTTTGGTCTCGTGGAAGAATTGTAATATACGCCATTCCCAGGCCTTGCTGGATGGCGTTAACTCTGGCACACGTTTCATGCCATTCTCATCAGTAATAGCAAGAAGACGACCAGAAGGATTGCCAAAGATGGCAACATTATAATTGCCTTTCTTATAACAATCCGCAAAACGTTCAGCATGGATAACACCATCTTCCATGCTGTAAATCATAATTTTATCCATGGCTAAGAAAGCCTGTTTCCAGGCTTCCATAGACTTGTCATGGAGTGGTTGGCTACCAACTTTAATGCTTAATGCTGTAATTCGCATTTGATGGTAGCTTGGCTTAGCCATTGGCATACCGTATGCATCACAAAACCACTCATGATGGTGGTATGCCATACCATCATAGCTATCGCCGAATTCAGTTGAATCTAATTTCGGCACAACTGCAATACAGTCCTTGCTTAAATCAAATCCAATTGTCTGAGCTGGTGCCGCAAACAACCCAACATATGTGTTAAGTTTTTGTGCCTTACCAGGAGATAAAGCAATTTGCTCGAAGCCTTGTGCACAAAGAGCCTGTACACGGGCTTCGAACTTTTCTCTGCAACTTTCAAATACCATGACCAACATCATTTGTCGGATCATTGATGGTGAAAGTTGTAAGGCGTTAAGATATTTCAATAGGACATGTTCTTTTGTCATATCAAGAATATCTTTTATATCCTCGACCTCTTTTAAATGAGAGAAGTCGAGCTTACAAATGCCGGGGATATAATTTGGTGTATTAACATACACCTTGTTTACCCAGCGAATTCCATCGCTAGGGCCATCTAAACAGATGACCCCGTTTGCAACGGACGCTGTAGTGGTATCCCCACTCTCGAGGATACCACTAACCGGCAAACTGGAAACGCTCACATGCGCTAATGGCACGCGAGCTTTACCCTTCAATTCGAAAGTAAACGAACTGATGTTCGCCGTTTCGAATTGTTGAAGGGCCCCGAGATCTTCCATATAATTGTGATGGATGATCTTTGCTGCTTCTTGAGCAGCTTTTTGTTTTATTAAATTTCTAATACTCATGTTTTCCTCCTCTATAAGTATTAAAAACAAAAATAGTTTAACGCCATTTCGGACAATATATATAACAGACTATTTTATTTGCTTTAAGTCTGTTATATGTTCAAAACAAGAATCTGGAGCGTGATTTTCACGCATCCAGGCTTTGGCTTGTTCTAAGCCATTAAAGCCCTTAAATTTTGCTTTCTTGCCTTTTGTTAAGGCTTCACACTGTTTCCAAGTGAGCACAAACCCACAGAAGTTTGCAGTAATAACTGCATAAAAATTAAACTTCTGGCCTTTCGGTCTTTGGAACTCACCGTTAAGAGTTGCGACGAATTTTTTAATTTTGGTATGTCTGGACCAAAACAATTTTTCGTCTTGATCCATTGGACCAGCCACGGCGACAGTTTCTCCATTTTTAAGAGACCTAACTTCATAAAAGTCTGGATTAATTTCGTTCTCGACGGCAATGGTATTGAATCCCTTGCCATTGTAGTAAGCAGAAGCTGCTTCTACAAACTTACAAGCAGTTCGATTGTCTGTTGTAATAACTTTTTCAAAAGATTTCATGTTAATTACATTAATAAATACTACATTAGTCATGATGACCTCCCTTGGGCTGCGCCCACAAAATAAGCTCGTAATGAAATTTAATAAATAATGTAATACGAGCTAAATAATAACCGAGTCTTTATAGAAGAATAGCCCTAATTATTTTAATTCAGGACAAAACAAAAGACTCGAAAAATAATGTCTAGTTTAACGACATATGACAGGTCGATTAACTTCACTTCTGATGAAATCAATACCGTAAACGGTCAGGCTATAATATATTTTATTATAGTCAGAAGTGCAAGGAATAAAATTATTCCTTTATTTAACATATATAATATTATATATGCTAAATAAAGAAAGTACCGATATTTGTATAGCGTTTCGGTACAACAACGCTTGTTATTATGGCTTAACTAAACATATAAGCCTCGTAATGAGGCCATCTTTCTTTAAGCCATAGTTCAAAATTCCAATAATAGGAATTTTGAATTTCTTTATGCATCTGCATAAAGAAAATTTTCCAGAGATAATTTTTTGGGAGATAAAATTCATCTCCCATTTCTCTGAACTTTTCATAAAAATATGCTGGGCCATCATAGTCCCAGTATCTCTCATCAAGGCGTTGAGCCTCCAACGCCTTGTCTTGAGAATAATGTAGATAGTCATTATCATAATGACCATCATAAAGATCGACTACATCATAGTAGCCGATTTGTTTGGAGACTTGTCTCCATTGATTGCCCTCCCAGAAGAGAGCATTATATTTATGAGTAAGGATAACATATGTATCCTCACCTAATGCGTATTCATGATCAAATACGCTTAAGAAGTCGGAAGCTCCAACCTCTAGAAAATCTTCCCAGAGGCGGTTGGAGATCCCTTTCTCTCCAGTGACAGAATTTTCACTGGAGAAATAACTTCCAAGAATTACTTGTGCTAACGCACAAATAATTTTGTTAGTGCCGATTGGGGAAGTAAAATACTTCCCATATTCGGCTGGATGCCAGTCATAGACATCCTCACCGTACACGCGAATACCGCGTGTTACAGCTTCTACCCTGTAAGTGAAGCCACCTACAAGGTAAAATAAGGAAGGTCGGCCATGGAAGCCGGATCCTTCGTATAGGGTGCTATGATGCAACCCCACAACATTAATACCATTGTGGCTATCGATAAGATAACCACAACGGTTGGTAAATAATGGAGCAGCTTGCTCCATTACCTCCGTTGGCACAACTAAGGTTTTGCCACTACCGTTAAGATAATGGCTCAACCACATAGTTGGCCAATATAAAGCATGTATAGCTTTAATACGACCAAATGTTAACTTATCCGCAATACGGATAATCTTGAACGCTGCAATAAACATGCAGCGCAATACTACGAGTCGTAATTTTCTCGCAGCATTAAGAATAACACCTGCTGCAACTACAACTGTTGCAACAGAAATAATAATAACGAAACCTAAAATTAAATTGATCTTTCTCATGATATTTTCCTCCCTATCACGATAATAAAAATAAAGGGCATAAATATATCCCTTATATAAAAGTTATATCTTATATATATAATATAGCTCTTATATAAAGAATGAGTTAGTATTTATATAGCGTCCTAACTCACGACGCTTTCCTTAATAGTTCTCTACATCATATTGATAATATACAATGTAAGAACTATTAAGGAAATAGCCCATACTAAGAACAGTATGAACATAACTATAACCTTGTTCATAGCTATCACCTCCTTTGCTATTGCTCAAGGTTATAGTGCTATAGTTTATAGTCATACAGCTGGACTTGGTAGCAGCACAGATCTATTTCTTATAGATTGGCACTGCTACCTTTTCTCCCGGATGGAGAAGATAGCTGTTTGCACCTCCTTCCATCTTGGAAGATTCGGCAACAGCTCTTGCTGCTGCCTCACGCACATCGAAGGTGACGTCACCTCCTCTGTTAGCATCAAGAATGATGCCATGAAGAGTTTCACCTCCTTTCACTACATGCAATTGGTAGTGATGCGGTGCTATTGGTGTTAACCACCAGCACATAAGTGCTGCGATTACACCTAACACTACTGTTGCTGTAAAGATTACTTCAAATTGTTTTTTCATGGTTGAATTCCTTTCCTCCCTCTAATTAGATATAGACATTGTGAAGGAAGTGATTTGTTTTACACAATGTCTTTATTAAACTGACCCCATCACAATGATGAAGGTCATGACCGATCGACCATCGTTCGTCCCAAATACCACCTAGAATCAAAGGAGGGGGGGCGAACTTTGGTCGATCGGCCATATATATATAAAACACTTACCCCCCTCTAAAAATTTTTCAGATTTTGACTATAGG